GGTGCCGTACACGGTGCTGAAGTTTCGGGTGGTACTATTGTATCCGGAGCAGCGATGGGAGATTTAAGTGGATTTACACTTACATTAACTGCACAAGAAACTATTCCGGCTTATTTTGTTACAGCGGCGGTAGTAACTTCGAATGCAAGTGCTACTAAAATAGCACCGTAATCATTATTTTTTCATTTGATTAAAAGAGGGGTAACAGAAGTGTTGCCCTTTTTTTATGCAAAAAACATATTATCTTCGTTATATAGATATGAAAATATTAACCACCTCGACAAATAGCCAAGTTGTAAAAATTATTCCTAGAGAATATGCATCAACGGCAACGGTTACTTTAAGAGATGATCAAACAAATACGGTAAGCACTTTTACAGATATAAGCTTGACACAAACAGGAGACTATAATATAATAAATGAAGCCTTTGCCTTAAAAGAAGGGTATTATTATGATATGATTGTAACTGCATCCGGATCTGTTATTTATAAAGATAAAGTATTTTGTACTGATCAATCTGTGGATCAATCAACAAATCAATATTACACAGTTAATAAAGATGTATACAAAAGTGATACATCGTACGATGAAGATTATATAATTTTATGAGTGTAAAAATAGTACAACTAGCAAGCTATACATCCCCGAAAGTTAGCGAACAAAAGAATCAAGATTATGTTTCTTATGGAGATGATAATAATTACTTTCAATATCTTATTGACAGATACAACGGAAGTCCTACAAACAACGCAGCTATAAACGGGATCTCTCAATTAATATTTGGAGAAGGTTTAGATGCTACAGACTCTAGTAAAAATCCGGATGGATACGCTAAAATGAAATCTTTATTTAGAGATGATTGTATCCAAAAGCTTTGTAACGATTTAAAGTTAATGGGTCAATGTGCTATACAAGTTATATACTCTAAAGACAGATCACAAATTGCACAAATAGAACACTTTCCTGTAGAGACTTTACGAGCAGAGAAGTGTAACAAAGAGGGAGATATAGAGGCTTATTACTATCATTCAGATTGGAGTAAAGTAAAGCCACAAGACGATTTAAAACGCATACCGGCATACGGTTTCAGTAATGAGGCAATAGAGATATACTATGTGAAACCATATAGAACAGGCTATTACTATTACTCTCCTGTGGATTATCAAGGTGGCTTACAATACTCTGAGCTAGAAGAAGAGATAGCAAACTATCATTTAAACAATATAATGAACGGTTTAGCTCCTAGTATGCTAATAAACTTTAATAATGGTATTCCCTCGGAAGAGGAGAGACGTATTATTGAAACAAAAGTAAAAGATAAGTTTAGTGGTACATCTAATGCAGGAAAATTTATATTGTCTTTTAACGATAACGAGACACAAGGAGCAAGTATAGAACCGGTTCAATTATCGGATGCACATAGTCAATATCAATTCCTTTCGGATGAATCGATGAAAAAGATAATGGTAAGCCACAGAATCGTTTCTCCTATGCTTTTGGGTATAAAGGATAACACCGGACTAGGAAACAACGCAGAAGAGCTTAAAACGGCTTCTAATTTGATGGACAATACTGTAGTAAGACCGTTTCAAAATCTACTTATTAATTGTTTAGACAATATACTATCATATAATGAGATCTCTTTAAAGCTATATTTTAAAACTTTACAACCTATTGAGTTCGCAGATCTAGAAAATGCTTTGACTAAAGAAGCGGTTGAAGAGGAAACAGGGCAAAAATTATCTTTAAGTGAAGAGGATTTAAAAGCACCTTGTTGGGATGGGTACGAAATGATAGGATATAAAAATAAAGATGGTAAAAAAGTTCCTAATTGTGTACCTATCGAAGCTGCCGATCAAATGAGATCTACAGTTTTAGAAGCTTTAGAAGGTTTAGGAGAGGATGAGGATTTAAGTGAATTTGTTTTAGTAGATGAAAGACCGGCAAATCACGAGACTGATACAGAGATGGAAGGTATTATGAACTTTGCAAACGTAATAAAAGGATCTCCGAGTAAGAAAAGCAAACAAGACACAACCTTATTTAAGATAAGATATCAATATGCACCTTTAACAACAAGTAAAAATAGCAGAGAATTTTGCGAAAAAATGGTAAAAGCTGCTAAATTATATAGAGTTGAAGATCTAAATAAAAAACTCGATATGAATGAGGGATTTGGCAAGGGAGGATCCGATAGCTATAATCCATTTTTATTCAAAGGCGGAGTTAATTGTAAGCATTTTTGGATGAGAAAAATCTATATGAGGAAAAATAATCGAAAGATTTCTGTAAACGATGCCAAGCGTATGATTAACGATCTAGATCCTAGCCAAAGAAAAGATGCTAGGTTTGAGGATAACGATCCTAGAGTAGCACAAATTGCAGAAGAGAAAAATAACTATTGGAGAGCATAATATATGGCAACGGCACTATTTATAAAGAGAGCAGATATTGTTAAGAATACCATAATTAATGGTAATGTTGACACAGATAAGTTTATACAATTCATTAAAATAGCTCAAGAGATGCATATTCAAAATTATCTTGGTACTGAGCTTTACAATAAGATTAGTGCGGATATAATTGCAGATTCATTAGCGGGGAATTATTTAACCCTAGTTAACAAGTATGTGCAACCTATGTTAATCCATTATGCTATGGTAGATTATTTACCTTTTTCAGCGTACGAAGTAAAAAATGGAGGGTTATTTAAACACAGAAGCGAAAATTCGGAGACTCCGGCAAAAGATGAGGTTGATTTCTTAGTTCAAAGATATAGAAACTTTGCAGATTTTTACACAACTAGATTTTTAGATCATATGAGCTTTGAAGCTTCGAGTAAATATCCGGAATATTATAGTAACTCAAATGAAGATATGCATCCGGATCGAAACAATAATTTTGTGGGTTGGGTTTTATGAGTACATACGGAATTAAAAAAAGTAATATTGTAAAATTAATGCAATACATAAAAGAAAAGAGCAAAACTAAAAAATAATGCGTTATATATAATATGGGATTTGGAAGTATATATTCGGTAAGTTGGTTCGGAGATACAAATGCAGCGAATGGTTGGGGAATAGTATATCCCTCAAATGCGGATGGCTCATTATTGACGGCAGATACAACATTAATATTAGCAGATACGACAACAATAAAAGCAGATGCGACAGAATTTTAAATAAAAAAAATGGCAAAACAAGTAATTAATATTGGGACAACCGCAAACGATGGAACAGGAGATCCGTTAAGAACAGCCTTTGACAAGGTCAATGATAACTTTAATGAATTGTACACAGATGATACAAACGATGTATCCTCAATAGTAGCTACTGCTCCAATAGCTAGAAACAACGCTACAGGAATTGTTACAATCTCTTTAAATGATGCGGGAATTGTTACAGATAAAATAGCAGATGATGCAGTTACGGCAGATAAACTTGCAAACTCAATTAATACAGAGATAGCAGCAAATACAGCAAAAGTCACAAATGCAACACATACAGGAGACGTGACAGGATCAACAGCTTTGACAATTACAGATGATGCAGTAACAATTTCAAAGATTGCAGATGCTGCCATAGTTACAGAAGCAGAGGGAATTGGTTCTAATGATAACGACACTACTTTACCTACTTCAGCGGCTGTAAAAGATTATGTAGACGGACAAGGTATTGGAGCACTTACAGCTACTGATGGAGGTTTTGTTGTAGGAAATGGTTCAGCGTTTATAGTAGAAAGTGGATCAACTGCTAGAGATTCAATAGGACTAGGTACTAGTGGTCATATACAATTTCATTGTTTAGGGGTTGGACAAGCTGCATCAACAAATAACGGTCAGATAGATGCAACAACTTTATATGCTAGTGGTAATATAGGAAAGGATTCGGGCGATTATATAACTTGGACAACCGACACGCAACTTGATTTTTATGTCAATGGAAGTAATGAAATGAGGCTAGAAGCGGATGGTGATTTGCACGTTGATGGAGATGTTATCGCTGCTAGTACAACTGTATCTTCCGATGAGAAACTTAAAAAAGACATTAAACCAATCGAAGATGCTTTAGAAATAGTAGGTGCTATTAAAGGAGTAGATTTTACTTGGAAAAAAGATGACAAGAGATCTAGTGGAGTAATTGCACAAGATATACAATCTGTTATGCCTCATTTAGTAAAAGAAGTAAAAGAATTAGATTCAGACGATAGTCACTTAGCTGTTAATTACGATGGTCTTATTGGAGTATTAATTGAAGCAGTAAAAGAATTAAAAGCAGAAGTAGAAACTTTAAAAAACAAATAATGGCTTTAATAGGAAATTGCACTACAGTAGAGTGTACATATAGTGACACAGAAACAGAAGAAATTACAATTACCTACGGTGATGACGAAGGGGAATTGGCAGGAACAACTGAAACAATAACAGTTCCTACTAAAGATTGTACGACAACTAATCACTCTGATATTTATTTATGTATTCGATCAGTTAATAATTATAATTCGTGGTTAGTAGCTGATGGAGAAACTATAAAAGAAAAAGAATTTCAAGTAGATTTTGCAATATATACAGACCAAGCTACAAGAGATGCAGATAAAGAAGATTTTTTATGGCAAGATGTTATGGTTTTGCACAGTATAGAAATAGATGAGAATTTATATAGTCAAGCATATTCTCAGATTAAATTAATGATAGGATTTACAAATTTAACAGACGCTTAGTATGCCAATTAAAACATCGGGTGCTCTTGCCCTTATTGCTGATATTGAAGCTGAATTTGCTCAAGGAAACGACAATGTTAGTCTAGCCCAAGCGGGTGTTGATGCGGGATTAGATGCAGGAGATTTAGGAATGTTTGAATTTTATGGACTTAGTGATGCCGTTGCTCCTACAGTAACAGTACAAAGTTCGTCAAGTGTTACTTCTAGTGGATTTACTGCAAATGGTAATGTCACAGCAGATGGAGGTGCAGGAGTATCTGAGAGAGGATTCTATATAGGAACAAGTACAACTGCAACAAGCAACACTAAATATACAGTTAGCGGGACAACAGGTGCTTACACTTATAACTTTACAGGAGCAAGTTCGCAGACAACTTACAGAGTTTTTGCTTTTGCTACGACTTCAGCAGGAACAACTATAACAAGTTATGTATCTACAACAACAAGTGCAGATTATCAATTGTTAGGTGTAACGTCAAATTCATTTAGTCACAATGGTAGAAATTATGGTATAAATGGTTTTAGTACAATGCCAAGTTCACAAAAGCCTAGTGGTACAAAAACTGTTTCAGTTTCAAATAGTGGTTCAACGATTACTTCATTTTTTAGAGCATACGCCTCTGGTCCTTCTAATGGTGGGATATACATACAATATATGAATATGGGAGGACAAGGTGTAAGTAATAGTAGCTCTAGAGAAGCCATTGGTGGTAATTATGGTAATCACGGAAGTGGAACTACAACAAGATCAATAGGAGGAAGTTCAATAAGTGGTAGAGGTGGTATGTACCTTTATTGGTATGTTGGATGGAAACGAGGTGGAACTGTTTTAGGTTACAATACTATTTTCTACTATGGATAAAAAAACATATACAAATTATGCATAGTTTATTTTGGATTTTTGATAATGTTATTTCTGCTGATAAATGTAAAGAATATATTGATCTAGCAAATGATAATTTTCATAAAGCAGGAGTTGGTGGAGATGAATTATTAAATACAGGTAGCATTGATGAAGATACTAGAAAAACAAATATTTTTTGGAGTGATAATAAAGAGTTATTTGAATTAGCTACTAAATATGGAAAAATAGCTAATAAAGAAGCAGGATGGAATTTAGATGTAAAAGCAATAGAAAGTTTTCAAATAGGACAATATCCTGTAGGTGGTCACTATGATTGGCACCCCGATAGTTCAGGTATGTTTGTAAATGATCACAATCTTGCAAGGAAAATATCTATGGTACTTTGGTTAAATGAAGATTTTGAAGGTGGTGAATTTGAATTTCATAAATGTTACACTTCAGAAAATATAATAAAACCAAGTATTGGTACAATGGTATTTTTTCCATCGTGGATGATACATAGAGTAAAACCAGTAACAAAAGGTGTAAGGTATAGTGCAGTATCTTGGATACTTGGAAAACCATTAATATAATGGAAGATTTGAAGATAGCTTTTACTAATATATTTGCACTTGGGTTAAGTGTTTCAGAAGCTAATCCCGTATTGCAAACGGTTTCTTTATTATTAGCTATCGGATATACTACAATATCAATATATAAAAAACTTAAATGAAATTACCGAAAAACGGAGTGGCGAGAGAGATAAGAAGTTATGTAGGTTCGTTACTAATATTCCTTTTTGTTATTGGATTGATAATAGCTTTGATACAATTCCCTGTACTAGATACAAATAAAGAGGTTGTAATGATGCTGATAGGTACAATCTCAGCTTCTATTGGAATAACAGTAGCTACTATAACCGGAAGTAAGCCAGATGATATAAACGCTCTTAAACAATCTTTAGAGAAAAAAGAACATCAAATAGAAATGCTAGTAACAGCCAAAGACAATCTTGAAGAAATGGTAATTAACTTGCAAAAGGAAATGCTACAAAACCAAGACAATATGATGGATAAAATAATCCTAAAAGCTGCAATGGATTTTGATGATAAAAAAAGGAAATAAGTTACTCCTTAAGTAGCTTTTTGTATATTAACAGGAAAAATATTACTTATGATAAAAAAGTATTACGATATAGCAAAAGCAGAAGTTATTAAATGGGTATTTAATGGGTGGAATAGCGAAAGTATATTTGAGAAAGGTAAGGTTATCTTTGTAGGTTTTGTATTGTTTTTTATTCTTTGGAAATTAATTTATAGCATATTTGTATGAATCTTAATTACTTTTCATTATCAGAGTTTGATTGCCCTAGTTTACCCAATTCGGGCAAGAATATGGATTTACAGTTTCTTACTAAACTTGAATCAGCCCGAAAAATTGCAGGAATACCCTTTAAAATCACAAGTGGTTACAGAACAGCAGACCATAACGAAACAGTTGGAGGTGTGCCAAACTCAAGCCACCTCATTGGGGTTGCAGCAGATATCGCAGTTGGTAGTGGAAACGAAAGATACGTTATACTTAATGCTCTTATTAGAGCCGGTTTTAAAAGAATCGGTGTAGCAAAAACTTTTATACATTGTGACACAGATTTAAATAAGCATAATTCGGTATGGACATATTAATTTGCGGGTATATCTCTTTTAGATTAGTTGAGTATTTAATAATTGAAACAATAAAACCTCTTGTCAGAAAAGAAAAAAATAAAGGATACAGCGGTAGGTAAATTTCTTTTAAATAAAATTCCTAACGTAGTGGGAGCGATAGCAGGAAATACAGCTGTAGGAAGCGTATTACAAGCTATTATAGGCGGTTCTGATATGTCCGAAGAGGATAAGACCATAGCTCTAAAAAAGCTCGATCTAGAGAGGGCTGAGATAGATGGAACAACTAGACGATGGGTTGCAGATGCTAGATCCGGAAGTTGGTTAGCTTCTAATGTACGTCCATTAGTATTAATATTTCTTACAATTAGCTATGTAGTAGGATGGTATCTTAGCTATCCACTTGACTCAATTACCGGATTGCTCTCGATTGTCATAGGTGGCTATTTTGGTTCTAGAGGAGTTGAGAAAGTATTCGGTAATAAACTACACGATAAATAGAACAGAAGGGTATTTTAAAGCTTTCTGCTCAATCTTTTTATATTTTTAGTATATTCGTACAGTAGACTTTTTAAAAGTCTCTTAAAACGCTTGTAATATATATACTATATATCTATATATATACAAGATATATAATATAAATATATATATATATACATTATGGAATTAGATGAGCAAATAAGAAAGATTGTAAGCTATAAAACTTGGAGCGTAAAACGTAAAACTGATACGTTGTTAGAAATGGATGCAGAAATGTACACAAATTTAGGAATAGAATCCACTAAGACTGAAAAGAAAAATGTAAAAGCTATAAGCCGAAAAATATATAGAGCTATAAGTTTAATAAACCCACTAGATGGCTATATATTAGAAGCTCATATGAACGAGAAAGATCTTACAGATTTAACGAAGTAATGAGATGTAAAAGTAGAAAGTGTATTGTTAAAAAACTTGACACAATATTTAGTCAATATATCCGTTTGCGTAAATCTAAAAGAGGTATTTCAGAATGTTATACTTGTGGGATAAAAGGTCATTGGAAAACTTTACAATGTGGACACTTTATGTCTCGTAAACACTATTCAACTAGATGGGATGAGCTTAATTGTCAAGTTCAATGTTATAAATGTAATATACACGGATACGGAGAGCAATTTAGATTTGGTCAACGATTATCTAAAGAGTACGGAACAGATACACCGGATATTTTAGAGAGTAAATGCAGAAATATTTCAAAGTTTTCTAATTTGGATCTATTAGAAAAAATAGATTATTACAAAAGTATAGTTGAACCTTTGTTGTTAAAGAATTAAATCATATATTTGATCGTTCAATAGTTCGATATCATTCTTGCTTCACCGCTTGGATGTCATAAAAGGGGAGTTTTAGTCAGACTCCTCTTTTTTTATTAACATTATTTTTCTTATCTTAGCTTAAACTTTAAAACTTATATATGAAAGGAACTATTGTAACAATTGACAAAGCCGGATCTTATAATGATATGGAGATCAACGAAGTAACGTTTAAACACGGTGAAAAAATCAAATTTTTTATTAAAAAGACTGATCGAAATCCAAATGGAGATTTAGTTAATAACTTAATCCTTAATGGGGAATCTGTAAACGGTCATACTTTTGAGTATGAATTAACTCCTACCGGAAATGGTAAGATTATTAGAGAAAATAACTTTACTGCTAAACCAAAATTTAACGGTGGAGGCAAAAGCTATGGAGTAAAAGATGAGAAAACTCAAAACTCTATATTGATGCAAGTGTGTTTTAAAGAATGTATGCAGGCATTTGCAAAAGAAAATGAAGAAGTGGTGCTTCCAAAGACCTTGGAATATTTTAACTATCTTCGTAACGAACTAAATAATTTATAATATGTCACAATTTAAATATGAAAGCGAGTTTGTGGATCCGATTTATGTAAAAAATCCAAGTCCTAAATTTAAAGCAGGAGTTGCAAACTTTGATGCAAAGCGTGAGGATTTAATCGCCTATTTGCAAAACCTAAATGGAGAGTATGTTAATTTTCAAATTACTAGATCTCCGGATAAGACAGATGACTATGGGTTAAAGAAATTAGTATTGACTAGAACTTGGCGAACTGAGTTAAATGAGGTCGCTGCTAGTACACATATGCCCGACAGAGAGGAAGCGAGTCCTTTCTAGAGTTATTTACAAACCAAGAAAAGAGTAGCCGTAAAATGTTACTCTTTTTTTTTATCTTTATTATATGCTTATCGAATTTTCTGAACAAATTGACTATCTAAAAAAAATTAAAAGCGGAGAAATTAAAACCGGATCCCGACTTGGAATCCCTAGCTTTGATGAATATATCCGTTTCAAACCATCTAACTTTAATGTAATACTCGGACACGCTAACGTTGGTAAAACGAGTGTAGCTTTATACCTTATGCTTTTGTATAGCAAATTACACGGTAAAAGATGGGTAGTGTATTCTAGTGAGAATGAACCTTATTCTATTATCCGTAGACTTATGGAGTTTATGGAGTCTATGCCTATAAATAAAATATCCGATGAAGGGTTTAAAAGATCTAGTGATTTTATAAATTCTCATTTTAAGTTTATTGACACAAAAGATATGTACACTTATAAAGAACTATTGATTTTATCTAAACAAATTAAAATGGCTTGGGATTACGATGGTCTTTTTATAGATCCTTATAATTCTTTAAAGAAAGATTTTGAATTGCTTAAATCCGTAGGAGGTCACGAGTACGATTATCACGCTTGTACTGAGATCCGAATCTTTTGTAAAGAGTTTAAAATAACTACTTGGTTAAATACTCACGCTAATACGGCAGCTTTAAGATCGTTGCACCGCTTCGAGGATCCTTATGCGGGTTATCCCGTACCTCCACAAGCTAGTGATATTGAGGGAGGAGGTAAATTTGTAAATCGTGCGGATGATTTTTGGGTTGTGCATCGTTACGTTCAACATCCTACTGACTTTATGTATACACATATACACGTGAGAAAAGTAAAAGAGGTTGAAACCGGAGGGAGACCGACTATGTTACAAGAGCCTATTCGTCTTAAATCTATTCCTAATAACGTAGGGTTCACCCTAGATGAAAAAGATATGTTAGAAGTCGTTAAAACCCCTAAAAACTTGCCTTTTTAATACATTTAAAATATAATGCTTATCTTAGTATAAAAACAAGATGGGTTTTGACATACAATTCATACCAATATACGGAATATCATTAGGAATATTATACTATAATCCTCGTATTGATCCGGGTGTAGAAGAAGAAGTTTCTGATAACGATATGTATCATCAAGTTACTTTATGTTTTTTATTCATTGGAATACATATAACTTTGTGGAATCTATACTAGAAAAAATATCAAAGTATCATAAAAAATGGATTGAAATTCTTACAGCTTTAGGTTGTAATAAAGTTTTAGCAGAGGATCTAGTTCAAGAAATGTACATTAAAGTACATCAATACATTAAAGATCACAAAAAAAGTATTTTATACAATGGAGAGGTTAATACCTTTTTTATTTATGTGATGTTAAAAAATATGTATTTTGATTATTGCAGACAAAAGAACCGAATTAACATAACAAGTTGGGATGACTTAGAATGGTTAGGGGATAAAATAGAAGATGAAATATTTGATGGCAAAACAAACGATGAATACAATAAACATTTATCTATTCAAGAATGGTACAACGATGATTTATATTTAGAGCTTTTAGAATTAGACAATATAACCGAAGCAGAGTACACAAAAGATGAGCTTGGAAAGTATTATATGAGGAGGATATTTAAAGAAGTATATCTTGATCGTGTAAAAGTTTCAGAGTTATCTAGATCAACAAATATAACATATTGGAGTTTACGAAACACATTGAAGATTATTAAAAAAGAAATAAAAAAATATTATGAAACTAGGAGATTTGATAGCAACGATAACTAAATACACCGGAATCAAATGGCTAGTCAATAAAATAGTCATAGATTTTCTCGGTTATAAATCTTGTGGATGCGATAAGAGACAAGAAAAATTAAATGAAATAAAAATTGATTTATGGAAATAGACGATGTAATGTGGTATAAAGGTTTTAAAAAAAACTTTACCGGAACCATAACAAAAAAAGAGATTAAGAAAATATCTCAAATTCATTCCGATTGGTTTAATCATTCTTTTTACATTCCTTGTAATTGTAAGGGCAACCAAACTTTAAAAAATTGGGTTTTAGATATAGATAAAAAAATTAAAGATGAATATTAGTGATGTTCATAAATGGGAAAAGGCAATTATTGCTTTGTATAACTTTGATGGATGGGATCTACAATGGTGCGGAGGAGGTTTTGAGCATTACGATGCAGTTGGCAGAACTCCTAAAGGTTTCGAGTGTGTAATTGAAATGAAGTTTAGACAAACATATTATGCTAGTAAAATGCTAGAAGTCGATAAATATAAAAGACTTATGGATATGCCGTATGATATGGTCAAACTTTATTTTGTAAACGATCCAAAAGCAAATTATCTTTTTTATTTAAATAAAATAACAATGCCGGATCCGGTTCAAATGTATTGTCCAGACACTACAATGTGGACTAAAAAAAGAACTAATAAAAATGTTTATTTGTTAGACGAAAGCCAAGCTGTTATAAAAAATATTAATGATCCGGATATAGGATATTAAAAAATTTTGTTAATAACATAAAAAGGTTTATATTCGTAGATATGAAAGGAGTAGATACGAGTTTAAGAAAAACTTTTTTATTGAAATACGATCTTTATACTGTGAACTTTGATAAGGTTTATAAGCCTATAAAAGCTGCTCACGATAAAAAGCCTACTCCTAAGACCATCGAGATGCTTAATGCTTTACATCAAATTGCTATCTATATAAATAGTGTAGAGGCGGATTTAAATGCTATGGTACAAATTAATAGTGACGATAGGCTTGACAAAAACCGAGCTATATTGAGAGCTAGAAAATCGGAAGCTGAATTTAATGACTTTAAAAATAAATTTAAGATTAACTTATGACTAAAAACGATTGGACTATCGAACGTAAAACCTATGCACAAAAGCAAGGTTATGGTAAAAAAGAAAAGATTGTCGAGGTTACTAGATACCACGTAACTGTGCCGACTTATGAAGGAACTAAAGAGTGCGCTGTCGAAACTTTAGACGAAGCTTGTGATATTATAAAGCAATTTATTGAAGGCTTTAATGAGATTAAAAAAGCCAAAAAAGAATACGATGAATTTTGCACTAATAATAAATGGACTAGATATGGCACTTGATAGATATAAACAAAATCTCCGGATTGAAGGAAACAGAGTTATCTCCTATACTACTCACGTTGCTACTATTGACGGCAATAAGTTACACGAGTTAGGATGGTGGTCGGTAACGACACAAAAGCATATTAATTATGTAGCTAAAGAATTAGATCTACAATTAATAAAATCCTTATGAGTATGCCTATAAAAAACAACCTTATTGATTTATACAATAAAATGTCTAATGAAGATAAAGTCTTTATGATTGAACTAATGAGAAAAGATATTAGTGTTTTTGTTGATGTAAAAGTCAACCAAAAAAGAATGGGATATCATATGGATTTAGACTCAGAAATTCCTGTTAGCTTAAATGGAATATCTGTGGAATTAAACCTAGAAAGTAAAATAAAAATAAAAGATGGAGATTTTATCTGATTGTTGCGGAGCAATTTTATTTCCTGTAGAGGCAGATATTTGCACTAAGTGTTACAAACCTTGTGAAGCAATTGAAATAAAAGAAGATATGAACGGCAATAAAGTAAAGTTTAAATTATGATATTACTTGTTGATGCAGATTCTATGATATTTGCAAGTTGCTATCGATCTAATCGACAACCGGATGAAGATCCTTTTTGGGATGATATAGAGGATGCTAAGGCAAAGTTTGACCAAATGTATCTAAAGGTATTAGGGCAAATAGAAGATCTTGTTACAGTCGATGATATACTTACCTTTAGTGGAAGCACCGGTAATTTTAGAAAGCACTTGACTAAAAAATACAAAGCAAATAGAACAAACCAAAAGAAACCTCCATTACTAGGAAAAATGCACAGATATGTTAGAGACACTTACGATAGCATAAATGGAAGTGGAGTTGAGACCGATGACTTAGTAGCTACATATTGGTATAAAATAAGCAGAGATGCCGGAAGAGATAGTGTTATGATTGTTTCTATTGATAAAGACTATCAACAATTTCCTGCTTTAATTTACAACTATGGATATAAACATAGATGTATATATGACATTTCCGAAGATCAAGCTCGATATAATTTTTATGAGCAAATGATAGCCGGAGATACAGCTGACAATGTAAATTATTTCTTAGGTAAAGGGGTTTCATTTTGCAAAAAGTATTATTCCGGATGCGAAACTGAATATCAATATCGAAGAAAATTATTCGAACTATTTAAAAGACAATATAAAAGTAAGGCACGAGAAAAATACATCGAGTGCTATAATCTATTAAAACTAAAAATTTTATGAATGCTGAAACTATTTTAAAAATTGTAAACGAAGAGAGTGGAGTTGATATAAGAACTCAAACAAGACGCAGAGATGTAGCAGAGTCTAGATTTATATATTTTGATCTTTGTAGGAAGTATGCTAGTGACACAAAAAGTCTTGCTCAAATAGGTGAAACTGTAAAAAGAGATCACAGTAGTGTTTTGCACGGAGTAAAAAGATGTAAAGATTGGACACAAGTAAATAAAGATTTTCGATTTAAGTATAGTGGTATTGAAGATTTAGTTAAAAGACAACATCGAATCTATAAAAGATATGAAACTCCTGTAACAGCTAGTGATAGGATTTTATACCTAGAGGATCAAATGAAATTAATGGTCGCTATGCAAAAGGATCTTAGAAGAGAGTTAAAACTAAAGTCAAAAAGAATAGAAAGTTTAATGTCAGGAAGTAGATCTTAATGAAAAAGAAAAAAGCAATAAAACTATTAGAAGAGTCTGAATATAAATTTGCTAAAACTGCAAAAAACAAAAATCCTCATTGGTACACATTAAGGAAAACTTGGGATAGCGAACAAGATTTTGAAGATGTAGTGCAATTCATAAGAGATAATGGAGAGATTGAAAGATTTTGGAAAATAGAATATAAATGTTTTCACTATAAAGGATGGAAGTGGTGGACTATGGGATCTCCTTTAGATGAAACAATTCTAATAAATAAAACATATGCTAGTGAACGTTATAATAAAATAGCGTACAAATACGATGATTTATTTACATCTGAATCTTACAAAAAAGAAAACCAAGATATTGTAGATATGTTAACTCCCTATCTGTATAATGTAGGGATAATAGACGTTGGTTGTGGTACAGGATTATTGCTAGATATGTTTACAATAGATCCTACCTTTTATACAGGAATAGATCCTAGCTATGGTATGATCAAAAAAGCTAGATTAAAACATCCTATTCATAAATTTAAACTAGACAAACTTGAGACTTATATAGGATATGACAATACTATTGTTTCTTTGTTTGGTTGTATGAATTATGTATTACCGGATTATTTACATAGAGTAGAAGAGTTATCTCAAAGACATTTTTTAATGTTTTATAAAAATAAATATAACCCTGTTACATACGATATTGCTGACATAAAAATGTATCCCTTTAAGTACACTAAAAAAGAATTACAAAAAAGGTTTAAAAACTCAAGCGTAATATCTTGGAACAATTACTATATAGTTTCTAGCCTATGAAATACTTAATTCAAAATGTACCTCAAAGAGATGTGTCAATTCTTTTAGATCAATTAAAGGATGTTGGTTTATATGTCGACAAAAACAAAAAACCTCTTGAGTCTTTTATAGAAACTTTAAAACTAGCAAAAGATGAAAGTGCTTTGTATATGGAGGATGACATTATATTATCAAAAGATTTTATTGATGACACAAGTTCATTTATAAATATGAATAAAAATAATGTAATTAACTTTTGGACATTAAAGAAGAGCATAAAGGAAACAACGTTAATGCTCTCCTCAAGTTTTATGTCTAATTTATGCGTATACTTTCCAAATCATCACATTAAAGGATTAATAGATTTTTACAATAAAGGATGGAGTAGAATTAAAGAACACCCTACAGGAATGGATTTAATGGTTAGGGATTATTTAGTTGCTACGAAAACAAAGTATTGGTTATATCAACCTAGCTTAGTGCAACACAAAAAAATTGTTTCTGCAATTAATCCAAAAAGATCTAAGTACAGACAATCAATAACATTTAAAGATGAAAATATATAAAAAAAATAATGTATATGAGGAGTCGTTGAATAGGATACGTTTCCTATACGATGAGTTTGATGAGGTCGTAGTGGGTTACTCGGGTGGAAAAGATTCGACTGTGACCCTTAGATTAGCTGTAGAGGTTGCTAGAGAGAAAGATAAACTACCGGTTAAAGCATTATTTATAGATCAAGAAGCAGAGTGGGGTGCAGTAATAGAACATATGAGAGAAGTGCAAGCGGATCCGGATATAGAATTATTATGGTATCAAATACCTTTTGACATTTATAATGCAAGTTCTAATTTGAAACAATGGATTACAGCTTGGGAAGATGGAGTAGAAACTATGAGACCTTATGAGCCTAATTCTATAAGGGAAAACAAATATGGTACAACTAGCTTTTATGATTTATTTAATAAGATAATTGAAATAGATTTTCCGGAGAATACAATATTGTTAGGAGGAGTCAGATCTGAAGAGAGTCCTAGACGGCACGTGGCTATGACACAAGATGCAACGTACAAGTACATTACTTGGGGTAAGAAACTTAATCCGAGTAAAGGTCAATATACATTTTATCCTATATATGATTGGAGCTATACCGATATTTGGAAAGCTATACACGATAAGCAATGGATATATACTAAGGTTTATGATTATCAATATATGTATGGAGTTTCTATTAGAGCTATGAGGGTGTCTAATTTACATCACGAAACTGCTATTGAGACTTTATTTTATTTACAAGAAATTGAGAGAGACACTTGGACGGCTTTAACAAAAAGAATGTCCGGAATAGATACAGCCGGAAAACTATCGAAGGATGATTACTTTGTAAAAGAGTTGCCATTTATGTTTAGATCTTGGGAGGAGTATCGAGATTTTCTGACACAAAACCTTGTAAAAAACGATAAGCTAAGAAAGAAGTTTGAAAAGAAATGGATTGCATACGATGAAAAATATAAAGATATGCTTTTGAGAGACAAGCTTATCAAAGCAGAAATTAATACAATTTTAGCAAACGATATTGATTTAAACAAATTGCGTAACTTTACAGAGACACCGGAGATGGAGGACTTTAGAAGATGGTCTCGAGGTGAGGAATTAAAATACACTAGAATTAAAAACAGATACATACCTTATGAGTCTTGAAGAAAACATAAATATGGAATACGAATTAGCAGAAGATAAAATAAATTTTATTGAAGGTATTCAAGATCTTTTGCATAATTTATCCCCTCTAGGAAGCCAACCTGTTAACAGAGTAAAATGGGTAGACATAGACAAAGTACAAGCAAACGATTATAATCCTAACAGCGTAGCCAAAACAGAGATGAAGTTATTGTACACATCGATAGCACACGATGGTTATACTCAACCCGTTGTAACGGTTTATGACAAAAAAAAGGATAAATACGTTATAATAGATGGATTCCATAGGTATTTTACTTGTAAAAGCTATAAGGACATACTTGAAAGGAACCACGGTAAGCTTCCGGTAGTAGTTATCGAGAAAGACATAAACGATCGTATGGCTTCTACAATTAGACACAATAGAGCAAGAGGGAAGCATTCTATATCTGGAATGAGTAACATAGTATTTGAGATGTTAGATAACGGATGGCAAGATGCAGAGATCTTAGAGGAGCTTGGTATGGAGTCCGAAGAGTTGATAAGGTTGAAACACATTACCGGATTCAGTAAACTATTTGCTGACACAGACTATAAAAAATCTTGGGAACATAAAAAGCAATTACAAATCAAAAAGAAGTACAAAGATGAAAATCCAAAAGAAAAAATTATCTAGTATAAAACCATATTGGAGAAACGCTAGGAAAAATCAACGTACGGTTGAAGCTCTAAAGCAATCTATACAAAAGTATGGATTTAATCAACCTCTAGTTGTTGACACAAAAAATGTCATAATAACCGGACACGCTAGATACAAAGCTTTAATGCAATTAGGTTATGAAGAGATCGATTGCGTAGTAGCAGATCTTAGTGAGCAAAAAGCTAAAGAGTACCGAATAGCCGACAACAAAACTCACGAGCTTACTATATGGGATAACGATGAGCTAATGATCGAACTTAGAGAGATTGGTAACAATATAGATATGCAAGGATACTTCCAAAACATAAACCTAGATTCTTGGCTAGATGATTCAGTAGGATATAACATTACCAATACCTCTCAAGAGGACTTTGAGAAACAACAACATCAAATGGACAATAAGTTTAAAGATGAGGAGAGAGCAGAGAAAGCAATTGTAACTTGCCCACATTGTTTTGAAGAGTTTGAATTAGATAAAAAAGACATATAATGAGTGACAAAAGTGACACTATAAAAAAAGAGGATAAAGAACCGGCATTCGATAAGATTAAAACAAGTATGCTAGAAGCTCTAGAAAACTCTTTAGGAATTGTTTCAATAGCTTGTAGAAAAATCGGGATATCTAGACAAACTCATTATAGATGGCAAAAAGAGGATGCAGATTATGATAAAGCTTCTAAGGAGATTATAGAGGCTACAATCGATTTTGTTGAGTCTAAGCTATTCGATAATATCTCAGATAAAAAAGAAGCTTCTATTATGTTTTATTTAAAGTCTAAGGCAAAGCATAGGGGATATGTAGAAAGACAAGAGCTTGATATGGGAACTAATAATCATTTCCGAGTAGAAATCATAGATGAAGAAACTACAGACTAATGTAGTATTTAGACACCTGGAGCAAACTGATAAACGAATTATCATCGAGCAAGGTGGTACTAGATCCGGCAAAACTTATAACATATTGCTATGGATTATATTTGGGTATGCTTTAAAGAACACAAAGAAAACTATATCAATAGCTAGAAAGACATATCCATCTCTTAGGACTTCTGCTATGAGAGATTTTATTGAGATACTTAGATCCTACGAATTGTACGATGAGACGTTACACAATAAGTCAAGTGCTGAATATAGGTTAAATGGAAACCTTATTGAATTTATATCTTTAGATCAACCGCAAAAGGTACGTGGTAGAAAACGGGATTTGCTATTTATTAATGAGGCTAATGAGTTGCATTGGGAAGATTGGCAACAATTAGTATTCCGTACAAAATATCGCATTATAATAGACTACAACCCTAGTGACGAGTTTCATTGGATATATGAAAAGGTAAAGACTAGAGAAGATTCTGAGTTTCATATCACTACTTATAAAAATAATCCATTCTTAGATCCGGAGATCAAAAAAGAGATCCTCAGACTAAAAGACACAGATGAACAATATTGGAACATATATGGATTAGGTCAAGTTGGCGTTGGTAAAAGTTTAATCTTTAGATCAAACCTTGTAGACACTATACCATTAGATGCAGAGTTTTTAAGCTATGGTATGGACTTTGGATATACAAATGACCCTACGACATTAATTGGAGTCTACAGAAAGGATATGAGCCTTTACTTCGAGGAGTTAATATATCGAACCGGATTAACCAATAGAGATATTGCAAAGCAATTAGAGTCATTAGGAATCAATCGAAGGTCTGAGATCTTTGCAGATTCGGCAGAACCGAAAAGCATAGATGAGATTTATAAGTTTGGATGGAATATTAAACCGGCAACTAAAGGAAGAGATTCAATTAACATCGGGATCGATATGCTAAAGAGGTACACATTATTTATCACTAAGAATAGTACAAACACAATAAAGGAATTTAGAAACTACAAGTGGAAAGAAGACAAGAATGGTAATGTACTTAATACACCGGTTGATGCCTTTAATCATAGTTTAGACGCATTGAGATACGCAACCTATAACAAGCTATCAAGACCGAATTACGGCAAGTATGCTATTCGGTAGCTTTCTCCATTTGGTAGATCCTGTATTCTATAACACGATTATTACATTTGTTACAACAAGATCCCCAACTAGACAGAGGCTCGGGGTTGTGACCCCATCCCATAAACTCTACATTACAAAGACAACATTTATTTTTTTCCATAATTCTAATGTACAGATAAAAAAGTTATTAAAAAATTTTGTTTATAAGATATATTTTACTATCTTGCGGTATAATTAATAAAGAGAGGTTAATAACTCTGAACCTATATTCGATTTATTCGTCTTGGAAAGGGTGCTCTTAATCTCTCCTCTTATTAATAAAAAGTGTAATTTAAAACTATTGATATGACTAAAACTATTGACTTACTAAAAGAGTTCGAGAAAAAAAGCAAAAGAGCTGTCGATCTTGGAAATTTAATAGGGTTTGCTAAAACCTTGGAGAGTGACTTAGAGAATTATGTAATTCCTAAAGTAGAGAATAGAGGATCTACTCATTATGATAGAAACGATATTGCTAGAGACCTTAACGAAATCCTTAAAGATTTAAAAGATCTTATTGAAGGAATTGATAAAATAGAGATATAATGGATAGTAGGTTCGAGCATTTAGGTTGGCATATTGATTACTACTTTAATAAAAAGTATATTGGAAGTGAATTACTTGAGAAACCGGATAGAGAAAAAACCGGTTATGAAGGGCGTATCCGAAAGGTGCTAGATAAAGATCTAGTGCTAAAGGGTAAGAAGTATAAGATGGGTAGTATTGTTTTTACAGAATGTATTCCGTTATGTGGTAAGGTTGTCAGAGATAGTTTAAGGATAATTAATCCGCAAGATGTTGTTGATTGGGGTAAAATGTCTTAAAAATCTTTTTTTTTGTTTTGATTTAGTTAATTTAGGGGTGGCGAAAGCTGCCTCTTTTTTTTGTTAAAAAAATAATATCAACGTTATATAATCATATGAAAGTACAAGTTAAAATTCCCACAAGCTTAAACGAGTTATCGTTGTCTCAATATTCTAAATACATTGATATAGTAAATCAATTTGAAAAAATGAAGGATGAATCTTCAAATCCGGAGATCTTTTATCAATTAAAAACTCTTGAGATCTTTTGTGGTGTAAATTATGAGGATGGATTAAAGCTTAGGGTACAAGATGTAAAAAGAATAGTTTCTCAAATAGAAAAGTTACTATCAGAGAAGCCGGATCTAATAACAAAGTTTACAATAGGTGATACTACATTTGGCTTTATACCTAAGCTTGACGATATGACCTTTGGAGAGTACATAGATCTTGACACAAACTTAGGGGATTGGAATAATATGCATAAAGCATATGCGGTTCTTTACAGACCTATAAAAAAAGAGGATGGGGATAAGTACCTTATAGAAGAGTACAGAGGAGATGTCTATTATGAGGCTATGAAACATACCCCACTAGATGTAGTTTTTAGTTCTTTGGTTTTTTTTTATCATTTAGGGATCGACTTGTCGAACGCTATGACGAAATATTTGGAGGAGTCGACACCGGAGGTTTTGGAGCAGCAGAAACTTTTGGAAAAAAATGGGGTTGGTATCAATCGGTCTATACGCTTGCTCAAGGAGACATTACAAAATATGACAATATAACAAAAGAGAATTTAAACACTTGCTTACTAGCATTAGCATTCGAAAAGGAAAAGAACGAACTAGAAGCGAAACAAATTAAAAACAATTTCAAATGAGCGGTACAGGAGCAAGAGGATTTTATTTAATTACTGACACATTAAAAGACGAACTCGTAGCAGACGAATCAGTAAAGACAGTAACATATGGAGATATTACTCAAATAGATCTAAGTAAGCAAACCATATTCCCTTTGTCTCATATAATGGTAAACCAAGTCTCTCAACAAGAGAGAACCTTGAGCTTTAATGTAACCGTTATGACTATGGATATTGTAGATGAATCTAAAGATGCTACAACTGACATATATCTC